TATCTTTGCAATCCAAGCAAAGATTGGCAACGATTTGAGCGTTGCCGCTCAGACGTTGATGACGTTTGAGCAGCGGGCTTCAACCGCTTTCTCCCTGTTAAACGTGCGCGACTCAGAGCGCACCACTCAGGAGGAGATCATCCGAACGGCCCAGGAAGGCCACGAAATGTTTGCCTCTCTCTACATGATTTTATCTGTAGAGTTTTGCTATCCCTATGTCCTGGCCAAGTTTGCGCGGATGAAGCGTGCGCTGCCAGGAGTGTTTACCACATTGCAAGAGAACCTGATCCAGCCGGTCGTCAGCGTTGGCCTTTCCGCTGTGGGGCGCGGTTCCGATCTGGAGCGGTTTGCCACCTTCATTCGGATTGTGAAGGAGCTGTTCGGGCCGGAGGCCGCCCAGCAGTTCACCAACCCGGTGCGGATGTTCCAGCAGCTGGCCGTGGCCAGCAACCTGCCATCCCTCGACAGCATCAAAACAGAAGAGCAGGCCAGCCAGGACCGGGCCAATGCCGAGCAGGCAAGGCAGCAGGAGATGCAGATGCGCTTGGCCGAGGCGGCTGCACGCAGCCCCATGGCAGATCCGGCAAAGCAGGCGATAGCAGAGAAGACCCAGTTCGAGATGGGCCAGCCCCCTCCTAGCGCTGGCCCGACCATGCCCCCGATGCCCCAATGACCAGACGACTCAAGGCTGTGGAGCCCCTCCAGCCCGCCACACCCGCCACACCCGCCGAACCCCCGGCCCCTCCCGCTCCCCCCGAAACCCCTCCCGCTCCTCCTCCGTGCCACAACCCGGCGACATGGCTTGGCCCCACGTGCGGTCAATGCCAGTGGTCATTTCAGTTTGCTCACGAGGGCGAGGAGGGCGAAATCTACCGGGACACGCCCCAGTGCTATTTCAACCCGCCGACGGACAGAGGTCGTCCGTGGGTTGGAATTGATGACCCCGCCTGTTCTCAATTTGCATCCAGATCATGCCCGACCCAGTAGATCAATTCCTCGCCGCCTTTGAGGATGGCGGGGCAGACAACGGGTTTGCCTCCACCCAGCCTGGCCAAGACCCGCCCGCCGAAGCCGCGGCGGATGAGCTTCCGGACAAATACAAAGGCAAGACCGCTGAAGAGGTCTATGCCCTGATGCTGCAGGAACAGCAGTTCAACAGCCAGCGGCAGCAGCAGGGCCAGAAGACCGAGGTCGAGGTTCCTCCGTTTGATCGCGGCCAATCCGTGTCTCTCTATGGGGAGGAATTCACGACCGCGTTCGAGTCATCCGGCCTCAACCCGTTTGAGCTTGACGCCCGGGTGCGGGCTGGGGAATCAATCCCTGACGAAACCATCGCGGTTTATGCCGCAGCGCTGAAGATCCCAGCAGAGGTGGTCGGCCACTATGTCCGCAGCTTTGCGCCACAGCAGGGCCAGCAGCAGGGCCAGCAACAGGCCCCCGATGCGGTCAAGGAGCGCCTGGTGGCATTTCTCGGGGGGGCTGAACAGGCACAGGCCCTGAGCCAATGGGCGACGGACAACGTTCCGCCAGGGGAGATCCAAGCCTTCAACGACCACGTCGCGGCCGGCCGGGCCAACGAAGCGGAGGAGGTCCTCCGGACCCTGTGGGAGCGCAGGGCCAAGGGCGCAGCACCGCAGAATCCGCGGCTAATCCGGGGCGACGCCCCTGGTGGAGGTGGCGACACATTCTCCAGCATGGATGAAGTCGAGGCCTCCCTCTACAAGCGCAACCCGGCGACGGGGCAGCGCCTCTACGAAGTCGACAGTCGGTACCGGAAGGCGCACGACTTGAAGGTGCTTCGATCCGCCAAAAAACTCGGGGTCTGATGACACACATTGCGATGCTTGACCCACGCGGGTCGGAGGAGGGCGGCATGGCTGGCCCCAAGATCAAGGCCCCCATGCGGCCGACGGACACCTACCTCCTGGTGAACGATCGAGATCAGGACGTCGAGGCGTATGACAATGCCGGCAAGCTTCTCTGGCGGAGGCCATGCCTGGCCAGGGGGCAGTTTGCGGAGAACGAATGGAGGAGGACCGCAAGCGACACGCCGCCTGGCCTCTACAGGCTAGGCACGGTCTACAAGGATTACGAAAGCAATCGCAATCCTCCCTTGTCTGACACTGCCATGTCCTATGGCTGGTACAGCTTTGACATGCAGGAGATGGAGGGGCAAGAGCGTGTGAACGGCCGCGCCGGAATAATGCTCCATGGCGGCGGCTCTGCCTGCGGCTGGCCCGGCGCATGGGCGCCGCTTCAGCAGCTCTTCCCCACCCTGGGGTGCCTGCGGATGCACAATTCGCACCTTCGCGATCTGGTCTTGCCCAGATACAACATGGGAGTCGTCTACGTCGGGGTATTCCAGGAGCGCTAAGATCGCCTCACGAGTGATAACACCCAAGCAGGGGTTTGCGGCCCGGTGCGCCGATAACCGCTTACCTCTGCCGCAGGGCTGGACAGCTCGGCAAACCCAGGCAAATGCCAAACACTATCGACCTGTCCCGGACGGGGCAACTCAACGGCAACACGGCTGACGATCGTGCTGCGTTCATTACGCTCAGCACCACCGAGGTGATTTCTGCCTTCAACCGAGCTTGCATTTTCAAGGATCTTGTGATGAGCCGCCCCCTCCAGAGGGGTCGGAAGGGCGAGGAATTTCCCGTCCTGGGACGCAAGAAGGCCAGGTACCACACGACCGGGCAGTCGGTCTTGACCAACCTCAACAACAGCCCTGCCGACCGGGCAAAGGAGGTCATCAACATCGACGGGCTCATGATTGCCCTCGAAGTGGTGGACGACATGGACGCATTGCTCGACTTTGCGGCGCCACAAGTGCGCCAGGAAACAAACGAGCAACTTGGGCAGGCCCTTGCGGAAGAGCGGGATAGTCGAACCGCGCGCGTGTTGTTTGCTTGCTCCAAGCGAAACACCCCGCAGCTTCAGAAGGCCTCTGATGCGGACAGGGTGGGAACAACTCGCACCCTGTCCGCAGGGTATGCAAATGCCACAAAGGCCGCCAAGGGCAACGAGCTGGTCTCCATCATCGGAGACCTCAAGACTGCCCTGAAGCGGAAGAATGTTCCGTGGCGGGACATGACGATCGTTGTTCCTCCCGAGGAGTATGAGTTTCTCCAGGAGGGAGACAAAGTGCTCAACGCTGACTACAACGCCAACGCCTCAAACGGCAGCCTCCGTGAGGGGGCGCCGAACCTTCGCGTCAAAGGAATCCCCGTCCTTGAGTCCAATGTCGTCAATCAAGAAGCGTACGTGCTTCAAGCTGGCGACAGAGGGAACTCGGAATACCAGCAAGACATGAGCAAGTGTCGGATGCTGATGTTCCACAAGTCGGCCATTGGCGTGTTGACGTTGCTCAATCCACAGTTTCAGATGACCAGTCCCAATGGTGATTTCAACTTTGAGTACCAGGCACAGGGTGTGATGGCCAAGATGGCCATTGGCATGAAATCCCTTCGCCCCGAAGCGGCGGCCAGCGTCTCCATTCCGTAGAGCACGCCCAGGCCCCCCGCCCAAGCCAAAGGCCCCCTGTCGTCACTGCGCGGCGGGGGGCTTCGGCATGGGTAGCATGGTTGCAGTCGTGCAGCGGAAATGGGCATCGCCGATCAGGGCGTCACGCCCGGCCGCACGTCGCTGATCCAGGCGGTCAATCAAATGCTGGAGGCGATCGGGGAACAGACGGTCGCCACCCTCGAAGGCGACCAGAATGACGAAGCAGCCATGGCCAAGCGAAAGCTGCTGGAGATTCACCAGGCGTGGCAGGCAAGCGGCTGGGCCTGGAACCGCTCAGTGAGACGGTTCTACAGGGACGCGCAATCTGGCGAGATAGTGGTTCCAGCGAACATTGTTCAATTCAGCCCTGATATCTTCGAGTACAGGCGCAGGTACGCCCTGCGCGGGCAAAGGGTTTTCGACACCCAGGAGGGGACGTTTAGCCTGGAGATTACCGTGATCGAGGCGGCGATCGTTGAAAGCTTGAGCTGGGATGACGCGCCGCAGGCGTACAACTATTTCGCAACAATGAAAGCCTCTTCTATTTTTATCGGCCAGGTTCTTGGAGATGGGCAAAACAGAATGGCCCTGCAGGAAGCGCAGCTGGCCTGGGAGCAGCTGCGTGCTGCGGAGGCCGTGGAGGATCAACCAAACGTCCTGACGGACGGCTACGGCCTGGGGCCGTTCAGAACCTTCCACCCGGCGCTTGGCGTTTCCAGGCGCTCATCGGGCGGAGGGCTCCGTGTCTGACCTGATTACTGTCCAGATCCCAAATCTCGTCCAGGGGGTCAGCCAGCAAGCGGATGCAAGCCGCGACCCCACCCAGGGCGACGCGCAAGTCAACGGGGTGAGCTCCCTCGGCGAGGGGCTCAGGAAGCGCGACCCCACTATTGCTGTGGCCCTGGTCAGCGAGACCGCGTTTGGCAACGCCCTGATTCACGCCGTGTTGCGGGACTCCGGCGAGAAATATCTGGCCGTCATCAATTCCAGTGCCATCCGCGTCTTCGACCTGGAGGGCAACAGCATCCCAGTCACCGGCCCAGGGATCTCCTACCTAGCCGGCGTCACCGACCCCGGTGCAACCATCCGGGCCAGGACCATCGCAGACTTCACCTTCATCAGCAATCGCCTGGTGGTTCCTGCCATGGCACCGGACCTGGCGCCGGAAACGCCAAGGCCCTCGCCACATGAGGCCCTCGTGTGGGTCAAGGCCGCCAACTATGGGCAGGCCTATTCCCTCCTGGTCAACGGCACCACGGCCAAGGTTTCCACGGCTGTCTCAGCTGTCGTGGTGTCGGGGAGTGTCACCCTGACCTACCCGATCTCAACCGCAGAGATTGCGGCGCGGCTGCGGGCGGCCCTGCTCTATGGGGCGGCGACAGGGCTCACCGTGGCAACCACGGCAACCACGCTCAATGGCCAGAAGGCAGGCCTGTCAACGACGACAGATGGCGATGGGACAGGCCTGACCGTGACGGTCAGCGCCAATGGGACTGCAGTCACGGTGGCCACCCTTGTTGCCGGCGGGACTGGCTATCAGGCTGGAGCGAAGATCTTCGTGGCCAGGTACCTGCTGGAAGGCGGCGTGGACACCAGCCCGGTGCAAGTGGCCACGGTGAGCGCTGCCTTGACAGGGCCCTTGGCTGGCGTTGGCATCGCCCGGCAGGGCTCGGTTCTCCATCTGACATCCGCCAGCCCCATCACCCTTTCGGCCAGCGACGCGCGAGCCAACGCGGACATCACGGCCATTACCAACAGCGTGCAGGCTTTTACATCCCTGCCAACGATCGCGCCCGCCGGCTATCAAGTTGAAATCGTTGGAGATCCTGGCAATAAATATGACGGATACTATGTAAAGTTTGCCCCCAGAGAGGGGGCTGGAAACTTTGGAGAGGGATCCTGGGTTGAGACCGTGGCCCCTGGGGTCGAGTACAGAGTCAATCCTGCGACGATGCCACATCTGTTGATCAGGTTGGCAAGCGGGACCTTCTGGTTTGGCCCTGCCGACGGATCAAGCGTTGGTGATTTCACCATTCCAACGTGGGGTGGGCGGACGGCTGGTGACTACGAGACAGCCAAAGATCCAAGCTTCATCGGGCAACCGATCAATGACATATTCACCTTTGAGAATCGCTTGCTTTTTGCAGCAGACGAGAACATTTTTCAGAGTAGAGCCCAGGAATACTTTGAGTTGTTTCCAGAGACGACAACCGCTGTGTTGGACAGCGATCCGATCGACGTCACGGCAAGCGGGATAGACAAGGTGTCTGTCCTGAAGTTTGTGGTCCCCTTTCAAGGGGAGCTCATAGCATTTTCCGACTCGGCACAATTCAGGTACAGCAGCAGCGGAACCGCCCTGACGCCTGGGACCGCTCGCGTGAGCGTGCTCACCCAGTATGAGATCGATCCGGGAGTGCGCCCGCTTCAGGTTGGCGGATCGATTGTCATGGCGCAGAAGAACGGCCAGTGGACACAGTTCCGGGAATTTGGGGTTCGCGGAGCTGGCACTGCCCTGACAGCAGACGCTCCTTCGATCAGCGAAACAGTCGCCTCTTATATCCCAAGTGACATTTTTGTTATGGCAGAAAATACAACGGGGAACGCATGGTATGCGGTTTCCGCCCGGCCTGGATATAGAAACAGGATATACACGTACAAGTATTTCTACAATGGTGATGAGCGCAAGCAGAGTAGCTGGAGCTATTGGGAGCTAGACGTACACAAGATCCTTTACATTTTGTGCGTAGAAGAAGTGCTCTACATGCTCTGCGAGTATCCCGACGGCCAGGTCTGGCTGGAGAAGATGCGTGTCAGCGATCGCGCCGTTGATGACGACAGCGGCTACCCCCTGATGCTGGACAGGCGAGTGAGCACCACAACGGCGACCCCGTCGGCGATCCGTGTTGCACCGGGCGTCTATAACCCGCAAACGAACACCACCAAATGGAATCTTCCGTATAGCGCCTCTGGTGACATACAGGCATGGAGCGCCTATGGAGGTTCGTGGGAGGGTGGGGTCAGGATCGCCTCCGCCGAAGCCGGGGCGGATGAGATTACAGCAATGGGAAACTGGAGTTCTGCCCAAGTCTTTTTTGGGCAGACTTATACATTCTTCTATCGCTTCACCCGATTTCGCGCCCGCATGGACCTGCCATCTGGAGGCAAGGTGGCCCTCAACGAACGGCGGACGCAGGTGCGACGACTTCTGCTCCGGTACGAGGCCTCGGGATTCTTCGAGGTCCAGGTCAAGGCCGACGGACGCGACTCCTCGGTGTACTCCTTCACGAGTTTCGGCCCGCAGGAGAGCGGCGTCTTTTCGGTGCCCATTTTGTCCGACGGGGCCAAGTGCACTGTCGAGCTCTTGAACAGCACGGCCAGGCCCTGCCGCTTCATTGGCGCCGAGTGGACCGGCCGTGTGACTGGGCGGGCGAGGTTGATGCGATGAGGTGGGCCCTTGCCACGGAGGACCAGGCCCGCGCCGTTGCGCGAGCGCTTCGCCCATGTGATGTCCATGAGCTTCGAATGGCCGGGTATCAGTACCCGGAGCAGGAGTGCATGATGAGCTACTTCCACACGCCCGGCGCCAGGGCCATTCTGGGAGACGACGGTGAGCCGGTTGGCCTGTTCGGGCTGGGCGGCGGAATCATCTGGATGCTTGGAACCGAGGGACTGACAGCCACCCCCTCGCATCGCAGCCAGCTTGCCCGCGGCGCCAAGGCCTGGGTGGAGCAGCTGCGGCGCGATCGAGTCGAAGCCAGCAACTGGGCCTTTTCTGCCAATGCAACTGGCATAAGATGGCTGATATCTCTCGGCTTTCGGGTGCATAAACCTGAGCCACATGGTCCATACGGAATGCTGTTTCGCTATTTTCAGCTTTAATGGTCGCTCCTCTAGCACTTGCGCTGGGCGTTGGCGGGGCCTCTGCCGGCCTCAGTGCGTTCAGCGCCATCCTTGGCAACAGCGCAGCCAAGGGTGAATACCAGCGGCAAAAAGCTCTCCAGGGCGCCAATGCCAGGTACGCCCAGTGGAAAGCTGGGGCCGACCTGAAGATTGCGAACGCTCAGCAGGAACGACAATACTACATAGACACAGTTAGCTATAATCAAGCCCTGGCTTACAGCCGAGCTCAGCGCAACTTTGAGCTGGTTCGCGCCATGGATCAGGCAGACACCGTGCGGGAAACCCGCGAGGCTGCTGGCGCCCAATTCATCAGCGCATCGGAAGCGCTGAGCCAACGGATGGCCGAGCAGGGCATGGCGGAAGCCGTGAGCCTGCAGCAGTACACCGTTGCGGCGCTGAAGGCGAGGGGTTCAATCAGGGCCAGCGGGGCGCTGGGAAACTCGATTGACAGAATCATGAACGACTTTGCCAGGCAAGAGGGCGATTACCAGACGATTGCGGAAATGAACAGAAGCTTTAGAGAACGGCAATACACCAGGGAGCAAGCAAGTGCTGTTGCTGGCTACCTAAGCCAATACAATTCTCAGGACTTCTATAAACTTCAGCCCTACATGGAGCCCATGGCGCCATTTCAGCCGTTGCCGGCGTTGCTGGAGCCGGCGCCTCCGTCGATGCTGGGTGCGCCGCCAAGCGGTCTTGCTGCTGCCGTCTCCCTGGGTGGAGCGCTCCTGGACGGCCTGCAGACCGGGCTGGGCGTCTACGGCACCGCGAGATCGTGGGCAAGCTCCGGCGCCAGGGGGGGCAAGTGAGCGAGGAACTGGGCAAGGCCCAAATCATTCCGGCTGCCCAGCCGGTGGACATGTTCATTCGGCCGGGCCAGCGAAATGCTGCTGGCGTTTCTGCGCCCCCGCCCCTGCCCGCGCCGTCGGGCATCGTCACCGTGGCCCAGGCCGGGGCTGGCAGCGTGCAGGGGTTCAACGCCTTCGAGCAGCTCCAGGCCGCCCTGGCCCCGTTCATCCAGGGGAAGGGCATCACCTCTTTGGCGACGACGGCCGTAGGCCTCTACACCTCTGGCGAGTACGAAAAGGGCCAGAACGAGGCGATCAGGGCTCAGGTGCTGGCCAACCAGCAGCGCATGCGGTCAGCGGAGGACTTCTCGTCTCTGACCCGGGAAACGGAAAAGGTTGACCCGGTCGCGGCCTTGATGCTCGACACGGTCAACCCCTACCGGATGGCGGGCAGGCAAAACCAGGTGAGCCGTCTGGCGGCGCAGGATGCCCCCGGCGCCATCCTGAATGCCTACCTGAATACCCCCGAGGCGCCCACGTGGCCGGAGGGCGACGCTCGCCTGACAGAACTGCGGGCCCGCGCCACGCAATCCCTCCTGAAGAAGTGGAGCCTTGATGCCGGATCTCCAGGCTTCCAGGACTACGTGGCAGGGGAGATCAACCGGACATGGGACGAAGTCACGACCCGGCACAAGAGCGACCGGGTCCAGTGGATGGACTCCACCATTCCTCGAATGACCGCCCTGGAAATGCTGGGCACCTACAAGTCGTTCCGGGATGCCGGCGTGGTGCGCTGGGGGGAGCGCGGCGCCGACGGGGCGATGGTGATGCGCGAGGCCGCCCTGGGCAGCGCCGACTTCGATCGGGGGGTCGCCTTTCACATGGGCGGCATCCTGGAGGGGATGGCCCGAACCTCCGGGATCGGCGGCCGGGCGGCCGGTTACACCAAGGAGATTTTGGGATACCTGCTGGAGCTCTCCAACACCGGCCTCAACCCCGAGGAGCAGCAGAGCGCCCTCGATGCGTTCCAGATCCTGCTGCGGAACACCCCCGGAGGAGCGCTGGGGCCCGGCGGGGAGAGGCCAACCCTTGGCAATCTCTACCCCGATCTGTTCATCGGCGCCGCCCAGAAGCGGATTGAGCAGGACTTCGCCAGCCAGAAGCGCGCGGAACAGCAAACCCTCGACACCTGGGAGGACTCGGCCACCATGGTTTCGATGATGGATCCGGGGCCCGAGAAGGAGGCCGCGAAGCAAAAGCTGTTCGAGACGGGCCAGGGCGCTGGCCTTGGCGCGGCCGAGATGACCGAGGCTTACGACCGGCTGGGCCGATCAACACAGCAGATTGCGGAGCGCGACGCCAATTCAGGCCAGGCCGACGCGGTGCTCAACGAGATGCGCTCGTTGCTCCCTGGCGAGACGGTGCGCCAGATGCCTCAACTGCGCAAGGCATTTCGGGATTCGATCGCACACCTCCCCCCCGGCGTGCAGCAGGACAAGATCAAGGAGTTCAGCCAGCTGGAGGGCCGGGCCAGGCAGCAGGTGGACAGCGGTATCGGCGCGAGCCTGCCCCCCAACTTCAACGCCGTCCTGGGTGAGCAGGTGAGGGCGGTGCTGGAGTTCGCCTATCCCAAGACCTTTGCGCAGGCCATCGGCCGGGGAGTGAGAGACGTCCAGGGGTGGATGACGTTCAACGATGCGAACTTCGCCGCGGCAACCGCACGGGTGTCGAGTTCCATGCGGCAACACATGGTCAACCGGCTGGTGGAGGCCCGGCAGAAAGCCGCCGGCAAACTGGATCCAGCGCAGGAGCTGGAGGTGATCACCAGGGCCGCCAACGAGTTTGCCGGCACCAAGGACGAGACCGTCCGCCGCAGGATGCTGCCCGGCGGGATCGGTGGCGGGCCAGGCCTCAACGGTGGCCGGGTGGAATCACCGGGGCGACCGCAGGCTGCGGGTCCACCAGCTCCCCCGGGGCGGCGCTGGGCGCCTGGCGCAACTGTTGGAAGGGATGGCCTGGACGCCCTGCCACAAGAAGCCCTGGAGCAGGGCCAGTTCACCCTGGAGCGCCAGGCCGTGCTGGAGGAGATTCAGCGGGTGGGCAATGGCGGCCGGCCAAGCTCGTCCGTCCAGCGTGCGGTCAGGGCCTCTGGGCAGTCGCTCTCAGACTTTCTGGTTGAGCAGGCTCGCCGGTATCCGGGCTTGCTGAGCCCGGCCACAGAGCGCGAGCTGCGGCGCAGGGCCAACAGTTTCGAGGGGGCCAGCAGGCGTGTGGAGAGCACCCCGCAGTCGTCGTGGCTCGCAGGAGCTGGATGGTTTCTCGATGCCGTCCTTGGCACCAGGCCCGCCATGGCCGCAAATGGAGGTGGCCGAGATGGCGGCCTCCCTTTTACCCGCGAGGGCGCCTGAGGCGCTCGGAGGAGATTCCGGCTGGGGACTGGGGCGGGGATGGCGGCTACACCCCGCTGCGGGGAGTGACCATCACCAGCGCCGTGGATGCCAGCGGCGAGCCGGGCTTCGACATGGCCCTCCCCGGGGGGCGGGCGCCCAACCTGTCGTGGCCCGTGCCGTTCGAGGTGCTGCGTGTGGTGCGCAACAGCTCGGCAGAATTTCGCCGGGAGGCCGGCGACCCACGCCGGGGATACGGCAACCTGGTCGAGCTGCGGTTTCGCGACCCGCTTTCCGGGCGCTCCGTGGATGTCTTGAGCGCTCATCACGACAGGATCAATCCAGCCCTGCGTGTTGGCGGCAGATACCCCGCCGGCACGGTGATCGGGAACCAGGGGAGGACCGGGAGCACGACGGGCCCCCACTTCAGCCTGGATTTTTTTGACCCCGGCCAGAAGACAGCTGGATCCACCACCCTTGCAATTCGGAATCGGTTCCGTGATGGCTTCGCCTCCGGCAGCACCTTCGGCAACTCCCGGCGCCCCCCCGCCGGCGGGCGTTCAGCCGTGCCTCAGGCGGCACGCAAGTTCCTGCGTTTCCTCTCCAGCCTGGAGAGCGACCACAGCAACGCGGCCGTCAATTACACGGAGGCCGTCGGCGGGGGGAGAGCCAAGGGACGGTTCCAGTTCACCCCCATCACCCTGCAGGACGCGAGGGATCGCTTCGGGATCAGCTCTGCACGGCTGCTGAGCGACAATGAGGCAGTGCAGCAACAAGCGGTGCTGGAGTTCATCCAAAAAGCTCATCCGGACGCCCACTCTGCAATTCTCAGCGGGCGTTTTGCGGAGGCCGAGCGCCTGCTCAATCGTCGGTGGACCAGCTTGAAGGGTGGCGCGGAAGAGGCCAGCCGTGAGCGTCGGCAACGGGCGCTGGGGTCTCTCTGATGCCAACCGAGATCGTCTTTGAAAACGGGGAGTTCAGGGTCAAGGGATCTGACAGCAGCGAGGACCTGCGCCCCACCGTCCCGGAAAACTGGGCTCCCCCAAAATCCAAGAAACGGACGCAGCCTGCTGCCGCCGATCGCGGCATGTTCGACAAGCTTGGCAACGACATCAACTATGAGGCCAAACAGCTGAGGGCAAACCCAGGGCGCAGCCTGATGCGCCTCGGGCAAACCCTCGGCCTGATGGAGCAGGGGCCCCCGGTGCGAACCATGCAGGATCTGGTTCGCCGGCGAGCGGACGAGTTTCGGCGCCCCCCGTCTGGTCGCGGCAACGCCGGCACCAGCCTGATGGTGCTGCCCCTGGTCTCCATGGCCGGGACCATTGCCCGGATGGGATTCTCCGGAGCGCAGAAGGTCGCTGGCGCCAAGCGCGCGGACGCTGGCGCTGGCGCTGTGGGTGGCTTCATCGACAGTGCCGAGGAGGGCCTGTATCGCCTGCTCGGGGCAAAGCCTCCCAGCCAAATGAACCGCGCGGAGCGGGAGGTGGATCAGGTTTTGGCCGATCTGCGATTGAATTTGGGGCTGGTGCCCCGGCTGGCCAAGGTCACTGGCTTTGGCAAGGCGACGACCAAGCTCGGAAAGGTCACCCGCGGCGCTGCGGCCTGGGGGCTTACTGAGCTGGCGAGCCAATACCTCAGCGACAACACGGGCGGCGGCGCCGTGGACCTGATCAACGCGCTTGGCCAGGCCTCGGGGGTGATCCCGAAAGGTGGCAAGGGCCTCCCCGGGGGGATCGGCGACAGGGCCGGGCAGTTGGACATGGTCGACTCCGCCAACGCCACCCTTGCCGGCAACGTGCTGGTGCCCGCAGGTATCGGGGCCGGGATTGGCCTGGCGGGTCGGGTGTTTCCCGCCACGGTCCGGAGGATCCGTGGTGGGAAGGGGATCGAACGAGAGCGAGCGGCCAGGGCGAAGCTGGCCGAAGGCGGCGTCCTGGAAGACAAGGGCGATGGCACCTTTGCGCCTGGGCCCAACGCTCAGCCCGCTCCTGCGCAGAGCCTGGCCGAGGCCAGGGACAACGTCTTGGGGAAGCCTGCAGAGCTGGACCCTGCTGAGATTCAACAGATCCAGTCCGAGTTTGATCGGCAGATCCGGCGGATGCAGGGTCGCATCGGCGCCGATGGTCAGTCGCCCGACCCCTGGGGCGGCCAAGCGCCGGTCGCGACGGGAGTTTTTGAGGATCCAGGGTCCATGCCTCCTGACCCGTGGGGGGCCGCCGAAGCCTCGCCCGGGCAGGCACCGGCGGACCTCGGCACGCCTGCGATCCGTCCCAATCTGGACCGGCCGCTTGGCCCCGCCCCGCCACGGGCGCCGGCGCCCCCCCGCGCCCCCCGCGCCCCGGCGGAGCCCAGTGCCCCGACGCTCCCACCTGCTCCGCGGGCGCCGGCGGCCCCTCGTGCGCCCCGTGCCCCCCGCGCCCCTTGGTCGCCAGGGGCGGAGCGCTCCCCGTTCCTCGCGGGCGAGGAGGCCTGGCCAGATGCCGCCCCGGAAGTCACCGACGTGTTCAAGCACGTCGAGGACGAGCTCACCGACGAACAGCGCCGGCTGATCCTCAGCAACCCGGCGCCGGTGATGGAGCAGCTGCAGGAGCTTGCGTCCACCC